GACTACTTGGCTAATAGTGAAGTCATGGAAGAGTTCATGGTCATAGTTTCTTCCTTCTCTGCCTTGTGCCTGAATCTAGGGGTGGACCATTAGTAGATATCAGGATTACTATCAAGCCGAGTACTGGCACTCCTACTGGATGAGGGAGATAGATCTACTTACTAAGTATGAGTCCATCCTGGTTCCCATAAATAATCAGGATATCTCTGAGTGCCTCTATGGCTTCTTGTGCTTGATGACCTTCCTTAAGTTAGCTGATGTCTTATCTTCTTTACCTACCAAGTAGTGAGTTATCTATGTTATCTGGTGGATCACCTGAGGTTACTAGGTCTATGGAACTAGCTGAATTGCTCTATACATATAAGAAATCAGAGAGTCAAACAGTACCTGACTTAGCTAAAGCTCTTCACTTGCTTAATGCTTGGGAAGCTCTTTATCTTTTTAATTGCATATCTTGCTATCGTCTGGACTTGATCATAAGTAAAAAAAGCTAATGATTAGTTATATTTATATAGCCCTAGGCGGGGATATCAAACCCAGTATAATATATACATGGCTAATTCAGAATACCCACTCATAGTAGATCTAATATTGCTAGCTCATCAACTAGGTTTGACTACCATGGATTCAGTGATGTTGATCAGGACTAACTCACATGCCTCAAGCTAGCTACTATATAACAATTGGTAGGTTCATAAGGTTACTGATTAAGCTTCAGCTAGTTGAGAAAAATATACCTGATGCAGTAGATCTGTATGAATGCTGCATCAGGTATATTAAGACTTATGAAGAGAAATATGGACTCTAGAACTTTAAGTAGAAACTTTGCTAATCTGATATGCAACTTAGGGTTAAGCAGCTATCATCATACTAGTATAGAGATACTTAGCATCATGGTAGACATAAGGATCTATTGTGCTACACAAGCAAGAAGAAAAGCGCAAGTCTAGCTACAGTATTACGCTGGAGGCTAACTTAGCACTAGCTCACACCTTTGGTCTCATATTTGAGGTAGGTCTACTGTCTAGAGATATATCTATATCCGGTTTAACTCAGATCTCTAACTTGATCATGCTGATGGGATATCAGGGTTTCATCAACATGATAAAGGAGGAGATGGATGACCAGTGACTGGGCTTGGTTACCTACATTCTATATGAACGCGGAAAATACTTTTACTGATTTCTGTAATCTACTATGCAATATAAAGATGATCTCATCATCAGACAGAACACTGATGATATATAGCGTAATGTTTTTACCCAATGCTGCTGATTTGTACAGCTTGGGTCTCTATGATATCATGTCCTCTCTACCTATCAGGCTTCTTCTCTTGAAGCCTGAGCAAGAACTGAAGTCTTGGTACTCTGATTAGTATAGAATATTAGTATCATTGGGAGGACTAAATGGCAAACTCAAACAACTCAAACAACTGCTTCCCGCCGTTGTCCATTCCATCTACTATGCCTAACATCATACCTGACCCTTCTCTTAAGGGTGCTAGCTTTGATCAGATTCTTCAGAATCGCGGCATCAGGTTCCTTCATCGCAAGTCTGCTCCTTGTCCCAACGTAAAGAGCCTAGCGGATAACTCCCATAATCCTAACTGCCCAATCTGTGACGGCAATGGGATCTTCTACTATCAGGAGAAGGAGATAGTTGGAGTATTTACTGGTAACTCACTTCAGAAAAACTTCGAGATGCAGGGCATCTGGGAGATCGGGACTGCAACTGTCACCCTTCCTACCGTTTACCCAGATGGTACTCAGGCTGAGTTCAATACTTATGATCAGCTAGTAATCATGGACTACACCGTTAGGATGTGGGAGCTTAAGGAGTACGAGCCTAGACTAGATGGTCTTCAGCAGATGAGATACCCAATAGTGAGCGTAGACTACATGGCATCTGCTATAAATAACGCACTCAATCCATATGAGCTAGGAGTAGACTTTAATCTGGTTAACGGCAAGATAGAGTGGATTCCTGGAAAGGAGCCTTCTTATGACTCTGTTAATGAGCGTGGTGAAGTGTTTGTGATCAACTACTTCGCCAACCCAGTTTACGTAGTGCTCCAACATCTTAGAGAACTAAGAGTAACTCAAGAGCTTATTGGTGGCGTTAAGACACCCATCAGACTACCACAAGAGCTCTTGATTAAAAGGGACTTCTTGGCCAATGAACCAGAACGACAGGGATAACCTAAGTTTTGGGTTATAATGTAGTTAGTAATCATGAGGACATCGGATGCCGGCGCCCGTAAGTAAAAAGCAATTAAGATATATCATGGCTATCTTGCACAGCAAGAAGCAAGGTACTTCTGCTCGTGGCGACCGAATGCCTAAGAGTGTTGCTGAAAAATATGCAAGCTCCGATACTAAAGAGAAAGAGCTCCCAGAATCAAAAGGCAAAGAGCTCCGCGGTGGCAAGTGGACTAAAGAGCACCACGAGAAACATAACAAGAAGCTTAATAAATCTCTACTAGCGTATATCTCTTCTATGAATCGTAAAGGTTCAGGCTGTCTTGTTGTTGATGAGAATGGTTGTATTCTCTTAGGTATGCGTACTGACAATGGTCTATGGGCTACACCAGGTGGTCACGTAGATGAAGGCGAATCTTTTGAAGAAGCTGCTATCCGAGAACTAAAAGAAGAAACTGGTATGAAAGGTAAGATTGAGTCAGAGATTCTTCATGGACAATACGGTGGATACGAGTCTAAAACTTTCTTAGTTACTAAATTCTCTGGCAACTACAAAGATTCCACCGAGATGCGTAGGCTTAAGTTCTTTCAGCCTCATGAAATCCCTTGGGATCGTTTGACCGACTATACTTGCGACGCTGTCTGTGCTCTAATCAGAGAAAAGCTAAGTAAAGCTAATGAGATAAAATGGATGTTGGCTGAAGAAGAACTTCAGAAAAACATCATCCGCAGCGGTAATGCTCCTGGAAATACAGTATATGAGCTAACTCGTGGAGATGCTCTTAAGTTAGTTGGCAACGGAACATTTCGTATGTTGCGTGATCTAGTGGCAGACATGGAAGATGAGTCTTTCAAGAAAGCTAAGGTTGACGGCTACGAGATTCATATCAGAAAGCATGTGAACGACGTATACTCTGGTAGAGTGCTAGATGGTCAGAAGCAGATTCATCAGTTCACTAATCGCTCTTTGCCTGGTCTAGCGGCTGAACTCATGAGTGTTTTTGAGTGGTACTTGCCAGAAGATCAAGAAGAGCTAGAGATACTAGATGAAGATGACCTTGATCCTAATGTTATCGAAGGTGGACTTAGTCAACTAGTCGATAATTACAAGAAGCATAACATCTCTAACATCTATGAAGAGATGGAAGATATTAGACGAGAGATTAGACATGGTAATGCTATTGATCTTCAGCAGTCAGAGATGAAGATCATGAAGCTATTCGATAAGTTAGAAGAGACACTACTTGAGACCGCTAATAAGCATAATAAACTTAGTCAAGATGCTGGAGTTGCAATTGATGAATTAGAATCTAAGCTACTTCAACTGCAACAAAAGGTCGAAACACTAGCTCAACAACCAACTAGTGTTCAAGCCTACTCTCAAAATCCAGCAAGTGAGCAAAAAGTTTATAATGAGTCCTACTCGTATCTTACTAGACCCCAAGTTCAAATTGATCCTAGCGGCAGGATCACTATCACCTTTGGTTCGGACTGGCATAGCATGGACAGGAGCAACTTCCTCAAAGACATCCGAGCTAAAGCCATCAACAAGTAATGATCAACAAACAGATACAGCTTTTTCGTTTAAGGCAAGTTTTAAGAGACTATGGTGTAGAGTCTCAAGAAATAGAAAGCATAGTTAGAGAAGCTAATGATCTGATTAGTGAGTCAGTTGACTCAGTAGTTCAAGCAGCCATAGAAGATGCAGTTAGCTATGCAGACGAGCAAGGCGCTCTTCGATTCGCAGAAGACATAATCGTAGACGATATCGGAGATTATAAGAGAATATCTTCTCGCACCGGCTCTTTTATATATGAGAATCCTCAAATACACAATCTGCCTAATCTATTAAAGAATGCAGAAGTATCTAAGGATGGAACTCTCTATAAGAAGATCCCAGTAGGCAAGCCAGCAGCTAGATCATCTTTCGACGTCACGAGAGCCCAAAGCAATGTTCAAGCAGAAGCTAGAAAATCTTTAGTCGGCAAGAATATGGCTAAAAGAGTTAGTCAGTTAAATGAGTCGATGACTGCTAGAGTACAAGAGAGACTAAAGGCTAGAAACATAAAAACTAGTCAGCAACCAGAGATAAGAACTGCAACTAGTAAACAAGATGCAAGCACTCAGTGGGTGATCCCAGAGAAGACAATAGATCTAACTGACTACATAGAAAACATCAACCAAAATATCCAGCAATCTACTGATGATATAATTGTGTCAGTGATTGACTCATACATGAAATCTATCTAGTTAGGTAAACTATGTTCATTCTTCCTCAAGTCGCGCTACATCGACTTATACAAGAAGGTATTAAGGCTATCAAGAATAAGCCAGAACTACTAGATGAGATATTTCAATACTATAAACTAGATTGGGCTAACTCAGATTACGGTGATTCTTACATTCAGATGATCAAGACTTGGTTTGTGGACACTAAGATACCAGTAGTTCAAGCTTGGTCCATTAATCCTCAGCAAGTCCCTCAAGTAGCAGTAAGATTAGCTAGTGAGCAGGAAGATCAGTCTAAAGCTGCTATGGGTGACCACTACTACTATGGAGAAGAATCAACTGTAGGTACATCGCCATTTTCAGTTACGCTAGAGATACTAGTAATGGCTAGCAGAAACTCTGATGAATCACTATGGCTATACTATATAATCCTCTATATCTTGTTTAAGACTAAGACAAGAGCTCACCAGATGGGTCTAGAGCTACAAACAGTCTCAGCATCAGATCTAGTGAGAAATAACGCAGTACTGGCAGACAATATCTGGACTCGATCTATTAGGTTTAGTACTATCGTTCAGCATACTTGGAATGATATGGATTACCTAGATATTGATGATGTGGAAGTAGAACTAGACGTAGAGAGTTCAAGTACTGGGATAAAGGTAGAAGGAGTTTAAGATGGTAAAGAAGAAGAGTATCAGAGAGCAAATTAAAGAGATGGAAGTTAAGAGTAGGCAGCAAGCTATCGAAGCAGCTCCAGCACCAGCTAAGCCTAAAGAACCAGCTGCTATTAGCTTTGACCAGTGGTGGATGGTAGCTTCTAAGAAACTTAAGTTAAAACCTTGGCTTAAAGAAGTTATTGCCGCTGACTTCAAGGCACGTGGCCTCTCTAAAGATGAGAAGGAAGAGTCTTACAACCAAGCACTAGAGAAGTTTGGCTATAAACTCCCTAAATGAAACACTCTGATTTCCTTTACAGGAACAACAGAAGATTCTACCGGTATTCTTGTGACTCATGTAACTCTGATATGGGTTACATGAGACCTTATAATGCAACTCTTGTTCAACATTCATGTCGATCATGCAATGCAATTCCCAATCCCTCTCCATCAAATGTAGATACTAAAGACTATCAAGATAAGCATAATGCTAGATACTACAGAACTAGCTGCATAAGTTGTGGTGACTTTAGAGGTTACTTACCTATAGCAAAACATGCTATTAAATGTCGTAGGTGCACCAAGAATAAGAATCTCGACATACTAGAGAAAGACGGTGTTTCTGCCAATGACTTCGTGATTAAGAAAGATAATAGAAAAAAGTATAGAATGACTTGCTTAGACTGTGGTGCAGACAGAGGATATCAGAGACTATATCGCTATGGTTCTGGCTTGTGTAAGAGTTGTGCCTCTATAAAGTTTAACTCTGGCAAAACAGTGAGTGAAGAATCAAGAAAGAGAATGTCAGAGAATAATTGGATTAAGAAGTTAGCTAAAGAAGATCATCCATTTTTTGGTAAATATCATTCAGATGAAACTAAGAAGAGGATAGCAGAAAAGCAGAAAGAGTATTGTAAAAATAAGGGTAATCAATTTAATTTAGGCAAATCAAAAGGACGGCATCGATGGACCACAATACAAAAGCTATCTGAAGCTAACTCAGGTAGAGAACCTAAGTGGAAAGGAAGAGTATTCTTGTACGATGGACCGATAGGTAGATTTAAGTTAAGAAGTTCATATGAGTTAGCTTATGCTAATTGGCTTGATAGTAAAGGAATTAGTTGGAAGTATGAGCCTAATTTTAGGTTATCAGATGGAAGATCATTTAGTCCTGATTTTCAACTAAGCACAGGTGAGATAATAGAAATAAAGGGTTTTTGGACAGATAAGGCAAAGGTTAAATGGGAGATGTTCTGTTTAGAGTTTCCCGATCTCAAGAAGACTGTTTTGATGAAGGAAGACCTTCAAAAGATAGGATTGAATGTTTAACCTTTGATCTGATATAGAATAAAGGTTGATGAATAAGGAGAATTCAAATGGCGATATCAACGAGTTTTAACGGCGCTACGCTATACCGCCCCGGTGCTTACTCTAAAACTGAGATCGACTTAGGTGGTGGTCTCCCTCTCGGTCCTGCTGGTCTAGTAGCAGTCATTGGTGAAGCTGATGCTGGTGCACCTGGCAATCAAGAAGTGGACATCAAGAATAATCGCTTTGGTGGTGATCAGCTCGTTGCTATCCGAGAGAAATATAGAAGTGGACCCATCGTTGACTCTGCTTCCTTCTTGTTCGCTCCTGCTGCTGATGCTGCCATCCCTAACGGAGCTCAGACAGTATGGTTCTACAAGACTAATCAATCTACTCATGCTGAGCTAGCTCTAGCTAACTCATACGGTACTGTTCAGTCTGTAGAGTGGGGAGTTGGTGGAAATCGAGTTACTTATAAGAATGTTCTAGTCGGAGAATCCGCTCCTGCTAAGAATGGTTCTGATCTTACTTTTGCTCCAACTGCTGAAGTAACCAATGTAACCATGACACTCGGTGGTGCTGGTCTAGATGGAGCTACTGGTAAGTACTGGACTCTATGGTCTGCCAATGATGCAGCTCAGTACTATGTATGGTACAACGTGACTGATGGTATTCCTCCTGTTGATCCAGCTCCGCTAGGCATGACTGGTGTAGAAGTTCAGGTTCTTCTAGCTGATACTCCTGCTCAGGTTGCTGTCAAGACTGCTGCTGCTCTAGATGCACTAGCTGCATTCTCAGTACCAGTACCTGCAGCTGCTACAATCACAGTTACCAATGCTGGTACTGGACCATCAACTGATGCAGCTGATGTAGATGCTGGCGTTAGTGTATCTGTAACTACTCAAGGTGACCTAGCTAGTGGTGCTACTCTAAACGGAGCTTCATTCTCTATTCGCCAGAACGGTGGACCTTCTGTAGCAGTAGTTACTCTATCTGGTACTGAAGCTAACCATGACTCTATCGCTGATCTAGTAGTTGAACTAAACGGACTTCTTCCTGCCGGTATGGAAGCGGAAGCTTCATTGAGCGGTAATGGTATTGCCCTTAAGATGACTGATCTAGCTACTGCTCACCAACTTGGCTGGGGACGAAGCTTCGAGCTAATTGACTCCACCCCTGGAGATCTAGCTAAGCTTGGTCTTACTGCTGGCCTATCTTCTGCTCTAGTAGAGCCAAGCTGCTCTATCACTATGAGCCAGAAGCGAGATCTAATTGAAGAGACAGAAGAGCTCGGTGGAAACGTGGTTCTAACTATCGGCAATGATGGGACTGAAGGAAATACTTCTGCTTCAGTAACTGTAACTGCTTCTGCTATTCAACTACTTGAAGATGCGGTAATCGTTCACTCTTTCTTGAAAGACTCTTTTGCTACCATTGGTGATCTAGTTGCTGAGATCAACTTGGCTTCATATGCAGGATGGACTGCTAGCGTAACTAACGGTCTATACAACCAGCTCCCACTTAGCGTACTTGATCAAGTTTCTGCAGTTGGTGCTTTCTCTGCTAGTGGAGCTAAACCAGCTCGACTCAAGAAAGATGCTGACGATGTAGCTCAGCTCTTTGCTAACTCTGCTCTTGCTTCTATCGAAGACCAAGCAGTTAAAGGTCTACCAGAAGCTCAGATCGAACTATCTCTAGCTGGCGGTACTAAAGGTGGAACTACACCTGCTGATATTGTAGAAGCTCTTGAGAAATTCCAGAAGTTTCACGTAAACTTCGTGCTTCCTCTATTCTCACGAGATGCTAGCGATGACATCACTGATGGTCTAACTGACTCATCTTCTACTTACACTATCGCTGGTATCCATCAGTTGATCAAGACTCATCTGTCGTTGATGAAGACTACTAAGAAGCGTTCTGAGCGCCAAGCTTATCTGTCTCTTAAAGCATCCTTTGATGACAGCAAAGATGTTGCTGGAAATCTTGCTGATGGGCGAATTCAGCTATTTATCCAAGATATTCGTCAGACAGACGCTCAAAGCACTATCAAGTGGTTCCAACCATGGGCACTTGCTGCTCTAGCTTGCGGAGCTCGAAGTGGCTCACCAGTTGGTTTGCCGCTAACGTTCAAGTTCATGAATGCTTCTGGACTACGTCATACTGCTCAGCCAATGTCTACAGCAGAAGCTGATATCGTAATTGACTTTGACCCAGATCTTCAAACTGATGAAGCTATCCAAGCTGGCATTACCTTCATGGAGAATCCACAGACTGGCGGATTCCGAGTAGTTGTAGATAATACAACTTATGGCCGTGATAGAAACTTCGTATGGAACCGAGCTAACGTAGTTTACGCTGCTGACATTGTTGCATTCAATCTGCGTACTGCTCTTGAGAACAGATTTGTTGGTCAGAAGAATACTATTAGCGCTGCTGATGTATCTCTATTTGTTACCTCGATAATGGGTCAGTTCTTAACACAAGGCATTACAGTTTCTACGTCTGATGCAACTTTAGGTTTCAAAAATCTTATTGCTAGAATCGATGGTAATACTATTTATGTTGATCTTGTAATTAAGATTGTAGAAGGTATTGACTTTGTATTAACAACTATTAGTGTTCAAAGAGCTACACAAGAGTAATTTGATAAAAATGCGATATAATATAAATATCAATTTATGAGGTAAAAAAATGGCAGATATTAAACCTAGCTTTGTAACGGGTGCCAAAGCTGTTGTAAAAATTAGAAATGTAGCAGTTGCTTTTTGTAATGAAGTGAACTACAATGTTAATGTTGAACACGTGCCTATTGAGGCTTTAGGAATTTTTGAAATTATCAGTCACGAACCAGTTGCTTATACAGTAAGTGGCAGCTTTTCTGTTGTCAGATATGCTTCTGATTCAGCTAATCAACTACAAGCTTATCGAGATGCTCTTGGTGCCGCAGCTGGTGGAACAACTGCCAATACAGCAAGTGGTATTGGGATAAACTCTCATATTAACCCATCAGAGATGCTTTCTTCTACAACTTTTGATATGCAAATCATCGAAAAGGGCACTACAGCAGGTAGTAGTTTCTTTTCACTTACTGATTGCCGAATTACTTCAAGATCTTCTAGCTTAAACAAGAGGGGAGTTCTTATTGATAATTATCAATTTGTAGCAGTAAGAGCAGCTGATGGTGCCGCATCTAATACAGGGCCTAGCTTGAGTCCTGAGCAAGTTAAAGCAATTGCAGAAATTGTAAATGAGATTACTACAGGTCAAGACACATCATCTATATACCCATAATAAGGTAAGCGTAATATGGCAGACGTTAGTCCATTTTTTCTTACAGGCAGCAATGCTTTTGTAAAAGTGGACGGAAAAGTAGTAGCCTATGCTACAAATATTTCTGGCCAGATTACTGTTAACCATGCATCTCCTCGTGTACTTGGTAGAGCAGAAGTAGAAGTTAATCAGCCTCTATCTTATGATGTGTCTGGATCTATCTCTATCATAAAATATGCTCAAGGTATTAGAAGCTTTATTGGAGATGGACAATCTCCTGCTTCAGTTTCTAATGATGGTAACGGTCCAGGTACACTATCATTGAATTCTGGTTTTTTTGGTGGTGCATTAGGCACTGGTCAGTTTGCGGCAGGTGGTAGCAAAAATGCTGCTGAAGAAGCTTTTAATCCCTTTACGTTCTTTCAATCTAAACAATTCGATATTGAGATATACCAAAAAGTATCTAGTAGTACTCAATATGATATTGCGCCAGTAATTCGATTTAGAGACTGTCGATTCAGCAATCTTCAGTTCTCGCTTCAAAAAAGAAGTCCATTAATTCTTAATATGAATTTTGTATCTAGATATTTTGACGATGATACTCTTGTTGCTAGAGGTTCTGGATCAGGACAGGAGTTTAGCTAATGGCGATAGACAATAAATTAACTAAACCTCAAAATATCGTGCAAAGTGCTGCCAGCGATCTGATATCGGGCGTTACTGGTAACGTAAAATCAGCTATTGCTTCTGCCTCTCCTCTAAATGATTTTGGTAAATACTTTAGCGGTTTAAGAGCTATCATTAAAGTTAATGATCAGCTGTTTGGCTTCGCTTTTGGGGTTTCCTTGAATTTAAAATTTGATACCGAAGAGATTTGGACTATAGATAATTATCAAGCTTACGAGTTAGCACCAAGAAAGATGATTGCTACTGGCACCATTTCTATGTTTCATATCCCTGGAAAAGGACCAGGGATTCAGAATGTCCATCCCAATGGTTTTTCCTTCCTAATGCATAGATATATCTCTCTCGATATATCTGATCAGATGACTGGTGAAAGTATCTTTAAGACAGAAAAGGCGATGATTACTGGTCGTACTCAGGATGTCGATGCCAACAAGATATCTACCATAAGACTCGAGTGGAAGGCAATCGAGTGGGTTACAGAGAATGATCTAAACAATACTGCAGAAGATCGTGATAAGCCTGCATCAGAAGGTCAAAACTCTGTTCCACTACTCAATTCTATTAAAAACCTTTTTTAAAATAGAGTATAATCTTATCGTAATAACTTTTTGGAGTTAGCATGTATAAGAGCTTACCTAAACTTGAGAAGACCTTTACTATCGATCTAGTTGGTGAAACTACTGGGCTAGAGTATAAAGGTCAATTTACCGCTAAATGTGTACTTTCTATCAGAGATCGTCAAGCAATTGAGCTTGAGAAATCTAGACTAACTGCTGACTACGCTAACCCAAGCGGAACCCTATTTGCTATCGCATCTATGGTATCTACTCTGCGAGCTAAGCTAGTGGAGTTTCCTGATTGGTGGAAAGAAGTCGGTCTAGGCTCAGATCTTCTAGATGAAAATGTGCTTATTGAAGTATATGAAAAGACAGAAGATATTGCGAAAGAATGGAAAGAATCACTTAAGAAGCAAGCTGGCGAGGAAAAAGATAAAGAGGGAAACGAGAAGAAGGGGAAGTAGAGAGCTTCTCCACAACCGACTTAATACGGCAGATTGCCAAAAACAACTTTGATCCACAAAGTGAGTTCTACAACTACCACTTTCTACACATGTGGTGGTGCAAAAAATATAATCGCCCATTGAAAGATCCATTACTCCAAGAATACTCATACGAAGAGCTTTTGTATGAAATGTCAGCATATTCTGAGCTACAGAAATCACTCGATAAGCTTGCTGAAGAGGAAGCTGATAGAATAGAAGATGAGAAGTATGAAGAAGATCTAGCGTGGGCAGAGCAGATGGAGAAGGAGTTTGCAACTCAGCAAGCTCTTGCAGATACTCCTAAACCTGTTGATCCTTCACTTGATCCCGCTAATATTGAGTGGATGAATAAGGCGATTCAGGAAGAGAAAGTTAGACTAGGTGAAGATTTTGGTGAAGATTTATCATTTAGCATGGAAGATGAGTAATGGCTGACGATATTAAAACTAAGCTAAGCGGAACCTCTCGCATAGAAGAAGCCATTGCTAGAAGAGAGAAAGCTGAGTCTTCTCTAAAACAGTCTTATAAAGCTCCAGAAGCTGCTATAGAAAAATTAAATAAAGAAGTAGAGAAGAAAGAGCAGCAGCTAAAAGCTCTAGTGTTTGCTAAAGCCGATCTAATTAAGAAAAATAAAGAGAAAGAGATAGCTGTTCTCGACGCTCAAATACGACAAGTATCTGACGAGATCTCACAGTACAGAAGCGGTGGCAGCATGATTGGGGCTGAGTTACATAAAGCTCAAGTTGCTAGTCAAGCTGAAAGAATGGCAAAGGTATTTACTTCTGAGTCTGGTTTTTATAGATCTATTGAATCTTCTCTAGGCGTTAGACAAACTTCATCAGATGTTGCACAAGCAAGGCGCTTTGAGTCAACTAGGCAACGTGCTGTATCTGTAGGTTTATCGCCTACCGCCTCGACTTTCGATATGAGAAGAGACATCGAATATAAGAAGGCATTGCTGGAGACATCAGCGCAAAGAATAAAGAGCTCAGCTACTGCAGTTGCTACCACGAACATCTTGTCAGAAAAAGAGAAATCGGGAGTTATTACTCCAGAAGAGCAAGATAGGTTGCAAGCTGCTAGACAAGAAGCTGGCATGTTTTCTACAAGAGTAGCTGGCAGAAATCGTTTGGTGCAAAGTCTTGCTCAATCAGAAGAAGCTATTGGGTATAGAAAGAGATTTGGTTTAGATGTAGAGTCTAGGTTTAGCAAGGCTCAAGGAGCGGCTTCTAGAATAGAAGATATAGCAGAATCTAACTTGATTAAGAAGGAAGTTGGTCAAGGAGCTTATAGTAGAGAACAGATTGAGAAGGATCTAGCACAGACAGGTAAGCAGCTGCTAGACACTTTTGCCAAGCTTAGGGATGCCTTCGAGAAGGGTAGTTCAAATGCTGACGCGCTTGCTTCTGAGTTCGAGGATCTGCAGAAGCAATATAATAGGCAAGAGAAGATAAGCAGAGAGATTGATAGACAGCCTACTCAAGGTATTGATAGGCTTGGCTTTATCGGCAAACAAATTGGCGGTTTTGGAAGTGCCTTGTCTGCGGTTGGTGCTGCTTACAGCTACGAAAATGTAGGAGCTCAACAAGCTCTGATAGGTAACCGCATCGGTGCTGCTCAAAGAGCAAATCAGATTAATAGCGATATTATTGCTGGTGCTGGTGGTGATTATGCAGCCATTAGGCGATTCATCACAGATCAGGCTAGGATGGAGGCAGACTACGGAAATAAGATAAGAGGTAAAGCTAGATTTGGTGAAGGTCTTCAACTAGGAGGCAGTGGTGCACAAACATTTGCTACTGGTACAGGGGCTGCTAAAGACTTCATGACTTCAGTAGGACTGGCTACAGCCACTGGTGGGTTAAAGGGCGCAATAAAATCCGCATTATCTAATCTGGGTTCAGCAGCAGGTGAAGTAGCTGGACCAGCTGCGCAGTTTGCTACTCAGCTATCTGATTTCAGATATCAAAATAGAAGCATGTCTGCTGGCCTATACAGTGCTGAGCAGATGAACCAATATTTCAATACTGTCAACAAGCTTGGTGACTCCATAGGTCAGCAAGGTCTTGACTTCGTAACTCAGAGTGCTAAGAGGTTAGTTGGTATTGGCGGCACTAAGTCAGCTAGACCAATTCGATCTTCTCCCGCTACACTTGCTGCGTCACTACGCAGAAATCCCTACCCTGTATCAGAGGAAACTCTTGACTCTCTTAATATGGCTAGTCCTTTTGAAGACATTAGTTCGCCTCAAGCTGTGCTTGAAAGTGTTGGCAACTCTCTTGAGTCTGTTATCAATGCTATCCCAGAAGCTAGTAAAAGAGCAAAAGGTAAAAGCTTAGGTCGTGTAAATCCTTTAGTTGCTGTTGACACTATGCCAGTAGCACCGGCTACTCAAGATCTAACAGATATGCTTATAGAAGCTACTAGTGGTGATAAGCTAAAAGCTCTGTATGAGGAATCAGGAGTTACAGAAGGTCGAGTTGCTAAAGCTCAGCAAGCTGCTGTTCAGCTAGGATCTTCTTTTTTTGGCACTCGCAATATGTCAAATGAGGCTAAAAG